ACAATGGCAGACGGCACGCCCGCATCCGTCAAGTATTCGTTGACCTCTGCAATATAAAGGCTGATCGTAGCGTCAAGGTAACTGCCTGTGATGCCTAGTGCCGCCTTTACCGTTGCTAGCATGTCGAATGCGGGCATACCGTCCACCGTCCCTTAGAGTCTCTAAGCCGTCTTCACAACGACAAGTGAAGCGTTGGAAACCGGCTTGCCGTCAACAGACATGACCGCCTTAGTGAGATAGTCCTCCGTGTCCCAATCCTGATGACGCTGAATACCAAGGTCATAGATGGTGTTAAGGACATAATCACGGAAATCATAGATGCCCGCGACAACCTTAGCGCCCATAGCCGCGCCGTAGGGATGGACGATGACCTCGCGCCCAAGCAGACGACGAACCGGCCTATTCTCAATGCCGTAGTCAACGCGCGCGATAGGCTGCCCGTTGTCATCGACCATACCGACAAAGGCCATAAACTGCGCCTTTGTCATGAACCACTTAGCCGTGTTGTCATACTCAATGGGAAGTGCCGCCTCCGCGTCGCAAAGCTCCGCATAGGTGGGCGTTGCACCAGCAAGCGTGATGGTCTGGCCCGTGGGAACAGTCTGTGACATGATGCCGGTAGGCTGGCCCGTGCCGGTGCCGCCAATGATAGCCGTCTCAAGGGCGACAGTCATAGCGTCAATCACGTTGGCAACGAAAGCCGTCTCAAAGGCGCTGACCGCCATAGCGTCAACCTCTGCGCTCATAGAGATCTCACAACGCAGCTTGAAATGGCTGAAAGTAATCTGGCCCGTGGTCTTCTTCTGTCGGTCGCTGCTTGCACCCTCGTTAACCCACGTGGCAACCGGCTTAACGCTGCTGGTGGGAATGACAAGGCCCGCCGCATATGCCGTGCGCGTGACCTCTGGCAGAATCATACCGGAAACGGTAAGGCCCTCAATAATGCGGTTCATAACCACGGTGGGAATGACGCTGGCAACGTCCGTGGTAAGAGTGTTAGCGTCCTGTCGGCCCTCAAAGTTGGTCTTCTCGCCCGTGGCTACAAAGTGCTTGAAAGCCGTGCGATACTCCATCGTGTTGGTGAAGTCGTTATCAACCGCGCCGCGCTGCTCAATGGACTTAGCGCCATACGTGGCAATGGGCTTGAAAGATCGGCCCTCGCCGCCGTTGTCCTCGCGCTGCCCGTTGCCGTCATCATTGGCGTTATCGTCCTCGCCCTCGTCCTTGCCCTCGTCGCGCGCCATTTCCATAAGCGCATCAATCTCGTCATGAAGCGCCCTAAGCGTGTCACCGATTGCCGCGCGCTTCTCCTTGACGTCCTCATTGATAAGGGACTCGTTAAGGCGCTGCTCCTGCTCCTGCTTAGACTTGATAAGGGCCTGAATCTTCTTAACGTTGTTCTTGTGCATGGTTACCACTCTCCTAGTTGTAAAGATCAATCATAACATCCGCCCAATAATCCGTGGTACTGCTAGCGCCGTCCGGTGCCTTGCTATTGGCGTTGTCCAACGCCGCCCGCGCCCGCGCGCTGTCCAACGCGCTAGCGCTCCTAGCCTGTATGTCTGTTGCTTCATAGGCGGGGAAAGTCACCGCCGAAACCTCTAGAACCTCTGCAATCTTCTTGATGGTCCGCGTTGGGTGTTCGCTCTCAATGTCGGCCCATTCGTCATCCTTCACGCCGAAGAGAAATGACATTCCGCTAATGTCACCGCGCTTGACCGCGCTATAGAGTGCGCGCGCTTCGCTGTTGTTCTCAACGTCAAGCCTAACGCGGATGGAAAGCCCGTCCGCATCCGGTGTAAGCTGCATAGTCGAATTCTCATTGTTGTTCCTAGACCGTGCAAGCGGGATACGCGAGAAGTCGTGATTCACGAGAAAGCGCACATCCTTAAGGTTGGTGCCGTCAAGCGCACCGCGCCTGATGATCTCGTCAAAGGGCCCAATATTCGTCTTAGACTCATAGACGATGGGACGGCCCGTGATGATTGCGCCGTTTTCGCTATCGTCCGCGCGAATCTCAAAAGAATAAGACCGCTGTTCCATGTTGTCGCGCTTGCTCATTGCCTACGCCCCCGCTTCCTGTGCGTAATCGTTTCCCAAATCATCATTATAGCCCACGTCACCACTACCGCCATTGTCGCTATCGTCCGTGCCAACCTGATAGAGCCGCGCGTCATCCACGTTGACATAGTTAAGCGACATAAGCCGCACGCCTTGCAGTTCTTCGATAGGCTCAAGGCCAAAGGCCATACGCTTTTCATTCTCGTAAAGCGTCCCCGTCTGTCCCAACTCATGCACCATTTGCAGCACTTGAGACGTTGACATGAAAACAAGTTCCTTTGGATAGAAATATATGTGGTTGTCGAATCCCTGAATTGCCCTTTGGCTGAAAATGCCCTTTGTGAATGCTTCGCTATAGTTGATGATCAAAGGCTCTAGCACCCTGTTATAAAAGGCTTCATAGGTTTCTGTGCTGTAGTCACCTTCAAGGATTGCCAACGGTACGCCAAAGTGACGCAAGATCTTGTCATCAATAAACTTGAGCGTGTCGGTATCGACTATCTTGATATCGCGCTTGAATTGCACAACCTCTGATTTGTTGTCAAGGGGTAAGATGCCGCTTTGTGAGTTGGCTAGTTTTTGCTCAAAGTCTGCGATATTAGCAGCCATTTTGCCGTCATCCAACATCGTATTGTATTTGACGATGCCGTTAATGGCAAAGCTGCTTTTGAGTGCCTTTCGCACGCCCTGCAACATGATATTGTTTAGGTCAAGCGTGTTGAGTAGCGCCGCGTTGTTAGGCTGGCCCGTTTCGTCACCGCCCATGAAGTCATTCACGCTGTAATGCGTCTTGATGTGGATTACCGAATCATAGGGAATGACATAGTTTTGCCCGTTCCTAAAAAGCATGTCAACGAACAAGCGCCCGCCGCCGTCCTCAAGAAACGTCACCTGTGTAGGTGCCAAAGGCCAAAGCGCCGCAAGGTTGCCCGCCTTGTCACGCTCCATATAGATAAAGGCGTTGTAGTTCAAAATTACCTGCCACGTAATTTTTTCTAGCAGGTCGCTTTTGGTCATAAGGTAGTTAGGATTCTCAAGCACCTTTTGTACGCCCGAATCAGAAACCGGCCCGTAATCAAGGCCCGCTCGCCTTACGTGCATTGGCCTTAGCTTCTTCATTTCGGTAACGATCACATAGATGCATTGCTGTACAACGTCGCTAGCATAGATATCCTCGCCGAATTGTGAGAATATAGGTGCCGTGCCGTTGAGCATGTTAACGTAGCGCTCATTAGTCCGCTGCTTTCTCCACTTAGAGAAAAAGTCAAGCATACCCATTTGTCATATCACCCCATAGCGCCAATAAAGTCTGTGCGGTACCGTCTAAGCATTTCATAGGCCATTATAAGCGACAACGCGCCGTCAATGCGCCTGTGTGGTTGTCCCTTTGGCTTTATGGGCATCATTAGCCCCGTGTCAAATAGCTTGCAGCTAACATTACCCAAACACCAATTGTCTAGTTCGTTGCCATTGTAATTGATTAGCCCGTCGTTTAGATCTGCTTCGACAAGTCGCATGGGCGGGGAAAGCACGTACCGCGTCTGGTAGACCATTTCCGCATCAAAGCCGTAATCATCCATCCTTTGAGTGAATGGCTTTGCAAAGCGCTGGTCATAGCCTATCTTGTAGGGCCTTATGCCGTATTCCCTGTAGAGTTCCGCGAACCAATCCGCCACCAAAGCCGTGTCAACCTCGTTACCCTCAACAATCCTTATTAGGCCCTCTTTTGCCCAACGCACGTATTCCGCGCCCGCGTCGCTGTCGCTGCTCTGCTCTAGCTTGCTTTCCGGTATCCAATACATGCTGTGAATGTACTTTCTCTTATCGCCCTTGCGCATGAATAGCGCCTTAGCGCTGCAAAGGTCTGTCGTTTCCGCAAGGTCAACGCCGCCCAAACCGATTGCGCCCCTGAATTCCTCAAGGTCAAAGCGTGAGTCCGTGTCTAGCATGTCAACTGATAGCCAACTGCTAGCACTAGAAACCTTGAAATTGAAGTCCTTAGCAAGCACAAAGGCCCGTTTGCTCTTACTCTTACGCGCTTCCTCTACGCGCTCTTTGAGATAGGACCATTTCTTAACGCTGCCAATGCTAGGGTTAGACTTTTCCCACGCACGGGAAATGCCGCTTTCGTCCGTGTCCCAAACCTCGCGTTCGTCATCTTGAGTGTAAAGCCAAGGCAACTTTCGCTTTCCCGCGTCGCTGTCATCCTCTCCATAGATGATCTTCGTATATTCCTCGCGCTTTTCGTCAAGTAGCCCGCCGTCAACGAATCCCTCACTACCTAGCATGATGATCTTGTATTCGTCCTTTACAGACGTTGACTGTTGAATGACGGTGAAAATGTCACTGTTCTTGTCTAGGCTCCAAACCTCGTCAATTGTGCAAAAATCAACGTTGCGCCCCTCGCGCTGTCGCGTCGAATCGCTCAAGCGGTAAATGTGGCTGTTGGTCGCAAAGCAGGTAAGGCCCTCTTGATTGCGCCATGTGTCCTTGTTCTTTGGGTCCGCCTGTACCCTCATTGTGTCAATCGCCTTGAAAGCAAGTGCCGCCGTGCCGTCATCCATTCCACTACAAACAATGTCACTACCGGGATTGCCTAGAACCATTTCCGTAAACCCTAGACCGCCCACAAATTCCGTCTTGCCGCCCTTGCGCGTGATAAGCAAAAGACTTTCAACGAATCTATCAACCCAACGCGCGCCGCTATCAAGAGTCTGCATCTTGAAAGAGAATAGCGCTTCGATATAGGCTTTCTGCCAAAGAAGTAGCAGAAATGGCATACCGTAAAACGGTGATTTGGTTAGCTTGCAGCATGTTTCCATGAAGTGTATGCGCAAGTCCGCCTTGCTTGTGTCATAAACATATTCATGCCGTGTCATGTCCGCTAGCAAGTTGTCTAGTTCCGTGCGCATGTCATCGCCCGCGATGATCTCGCCCGCGTCTATCGCCGCCTTGTATTGGTATAGCCATGTGTCCTCAAGCGCCTTGTTAGCTAGCATTCTCAACGCTCCTAAGAAACGCGCGCAAGGGGCTTTCATCGTCCGCGCTTGTGTTCTTGATAGCACCTGCAATGATCTTGATGCAATTGTTGTACTGTTGCAAAAGTTCCTTGTATTGACGTGCCGCCGCCGTTGGCTTTTGCTGTGCTTGATTGTTTGGATTGACGCGAATGAATGGCAGTTGCCGCAACTCTGCTAGTCGTTCCTCAAGAAAAACCATGTCATCAACCATAGGACCCATGACAACGTTAACGCCGTCAACGTCGGCAAACGTCTTGAGCAGTTCCGCGCGCCGCTTTTCCCTGTCCATCGTCCTTCACCCCGCCAAATGCTGTTGAAAACTCATAGCACCTTTGTAGAAAACTCTTTTGGTGTAGAAAGTTCTTTGTTGAAAGCCTGTCGAAAACCACCATGCCAAACTAGCGCCTGTTTTACCTGCCATTATGCAGTTAGTGCCGCTTTTCATGCATAGACATTTTGGGACAATTTTGCAAAACCGCAGGTAAACCCCTATTTTTGGCAAACGGTTACCCAAAATCTCAAAAAATCGCTTTGCATGAATTTACTGGCCTTCCTCTTACACTCCCCTTCTGTCAACAAGTTTTCAACATGGGGGGGGCATCCCTCGCGTCACTTTTCAACATTGGCACTACCACTTTTCAACAATCTACCCAACTAATCCGGTTGATAGGCATTGAACCAATCTTCAATGAACGTTGCCCATTGCTCAATGGGTCTGTCACCTGCGCGCGCTAGCCGCTCCATGCATTCCTCTTTGGTAGCGTCAATGCAAATGCAATCGTCCGCGCCAACGCGAGACATTAGCCGCTGTCGGTCCGCCCTACGCGGCGCGCCCGTCACGACAAACGCCGTTCGCCACTTGCCCGCCCGCGTCCTTGCAAGGTCATATAGGTTGTCACGCACCGCAAAGGCAACCGCCTTAAGGCTGCTAGGCTTGTCATATCGTGCTAGCCCGCTGATGCTCTGCCATATGCTATCAAGGTCAATGACTAGATCACCGCGCGCCATGTTGTCATGCACCCACGTTGTCTTTCCGCTGCAAGGCGCGCCATAGACGATGTGAACCGCTCTAGGCTTTGGCCTGTATCCGCCGTTCCCGCCCTGAAAGCGTTCGTGTATCGCGTTGTGGCATTTGAAATGCACACATTCGCAATTGGCGGGATTGAGCGAAACCATAGCGTCATTCACGTTGGATTCCGTCAATTCCCGCTTGTGATGCACCACCAAATCATATTTCTTGAGAATGGGCTTGCCGCAAACCGCGCAAAGCACAAACCCCGTTGCAGGGTCCGTGCTTTCCGCAATTACAACGCGCCTGAACGATTCCCATTCCTTAGAGCGGTAGAAGTCCCTAAGCGTCTTCATTTGCTACCCGACAAACCAAACCGCATTGATAAGCAAATCCATATCGCCGTCCGCTGACCGTTGAGCCACAACCTCGCCCGTTGGCCTTACCTCAACGTTAAGCGGAAACATTGCAGATCTTGCATAAGCATCCATCTTTGATCCAACAATGCCCATTGTCTTGTCTGGCAGAACCTCAATCGGCAACGTGTCAATAACTTTGTCCTGATAGCCCGTGCTATAGGAATAAGCATATGCATATCGATAGTTAACGATGTTGCCATACCTTCGATACTTGCCGTTGCCTGATGATGTGTTAACCCAACCTGTATCATGAATGGTCACGTTATCCAAATCATATCTGCTCTTGTCATCCTCAAAACCATATGCCATAGATAACGCCCCCTAACCTTAGTCCGTGAACCAAAGCGCGTGAATCACAACCGCGCCGCTTGCGTTCGTAATCGCACCACCGGTGTAATAGATATGTCCGTTCGTCTGCACCTTAACGCGGCCGATGTTCCAATTGGTGCCGTCATAGCTTGTGACGTTAGACATGACCTGTTCTGCTGGCCTGTAGCCTGTCGGGATCTCGTCAATCTTCGTTGTCGTGTTGTACTGGTTTAAGTTGCCCTCATACCGATATTCGACAATGTTTCCAATCATGCGATACTTTCCGCCGCCGCTATAGCCGGTGTCGTGCCAACCGGTATCCTCTATCGGCTCAATGTCGCTAAGGTCAAAGATGCTCTTGTCATCATTGAAACCATACGGCATGTCTACCACGTCCCTTCCTCAATCTGCTTCCTTTTCAACTCTAGTTCCTGCTTGCGAACCTCTAGCGCCTGTGGGTCATTCGTCCAACCTTCGTCCCTAGCCCAATGCTTTAGCAGAATCATTGCGCTTGCTGGATCTGGCAACGCCGTCTTTATGTTGCGTATACGCCGAATAACAACGCCGTTTTCCTCAATCTCTTGCACGTCCGAATACTGAAAGCCCGTGGCCCGCCTGTATAGTGCCGCCTTGATCTCGCGCACCGGCACTTTCCTTGCGCTTTTTAAGAGTTCCGAAAATTCCCCGTGCTTGTCCTTGTAGTCATAGAAAGTGCTGGTAGATATACCCAACATTTCTATAATTTCCTTGTCCGTGGCCCCGCTCTCGCACCAACGCCGTATTTCGTCAAATCGGGACTTTACGCTAGTCTCATACTTGCCCTTGCGCCCTCTTGCCATAGGTCATCACCTGTTTAGCAGGTTGCCCGCGTTTAGTAGCCGCTGCATCTGCCTAACGCACGCGCTAGGCGCATCCAACCTACCGTCTATAGGTGTCCAAAGCTTCTTTTGAAGCGCCTTGATAGAGATAGGCCCTAGCAGTCCGTCAACGCCAACGCCCAACCAACGCTGCATAGCGCATATGAGTTCACTACCTATATAGGTCTTGTCATACTGCCAACCAACCGTGCAAGCCGCCTTGTAGCCGTCCTGAACCTGATGTGAAACAACGCCGTCAACGGTAGTACCAAACGCCGCCTGTAGCGCGCGTGTCGTGGCTGGTCCCCAATAGCCGTCTACGTTAAGGTGCGGCAACTTGTCGTAAGCGTCCGCCTTGTCTCGCGTGTAGCGATAGCAGCGCGTCCACCGTGACGGATAGAAGTTTGCAATTCTAACCTCTGTGCCGTCCTGATCGCCCTTCTTACCACTCAAGCCCTCGTCACCATAATAGGCTTCTGCGATCTTGCCGTCACCAAGGTAGATAGCCGTATGTCCCTCGCGCCAAAGAACGTCACCGCGAATAGCATTCACAACCGCCACGCGCTCAAAGCCGTTGGCCCTTAGTAGAGCGTCCTCGTTGCCCGTCCACATGTAAGAGCCATAGGGCAAAACGTCCGCCGCCCTGTATGTCATTCTCACAAGTTCGCTGCAATCGTATTCCCCGCCGTGTATGTACGCCTTTGAGCCGTCCGAAAGCGTGATTTCCTCAATGGTGCCGTCACCGGCCCTGTTTGGCTGACTGTAAGAT